ATGCAGAATCAACAACGACTCGGCTCGCTGCAGGCGCTGCGAGGCATCGCTGCGCTGGCCGTCGTAGTGTTTCACCTTCGCGGCGTTGAGCTGAAGTATCTCGGTGCGCCCTCCGTGCTGGATGAACTTGGCCGATACGCTGACGCCGGCGTCGATCTCTTCTTTGTGCTGTCCGGCTTCGTCATGACCACCATTTCGGCCGGCCGCTACACCCAGCCAGGGGCCGGCTCTCGCTTCTTGGCCAAACGGGCATGGCGAGTTCTTCCGCTCTACTGGATTTTCACGACGCTCGTCGTGATCCTGATGGGCATCGTTCCATCCATGGTCAACAGTTCCTACGCGGGCCAGAGCGCCCTAGCGTCGTACTTCCTGATCCCGCATGAGCAGATGCCACTGCTCACGGTAGGCTGGACGTTGGTGCATGAGGCCTACTTCTACCTGGTGTTCGCCGCACTACTGACGGTGATCCCCGAGCGACTCATTCCCGCCTGCCTCGTTGTCTGGGCAGCGCTGATCGGCGCGGCCGGCTGGATGCCAAGCGGCGCCGCATCACCTGCCCACTACCTCGTCACCAACCCCCTTACGTACGAATTTATAGGGGGCGCACTCCTGGGCGTGTATTGGCGACGAATGCCAGCCTGGATGGCAGTGCCACTGATGGCTGGCGGTATCGGGCTTGCGATAGCCGCAGCTGCGTTGTTGCCCGCCGCTGGCCCCAGTACCGTCAGCGTCTGGACACGCGTCGCGCTGTTCGGCACGGCCAGCGTGCTATTGGTGGCGGGCACAGTGAGGTTCGAGTCCATTGGCCGACTACATGTGCCGGCGCCGCTGGTAAAGATGGGCGACTACTCATACTCGCTCTATCTGAGCCACGTCTTCGTCATCTCGGCGGCCGGGCGCGCTTGGACGTTGTTTTATCCGGCACCCGGCGCAGCCGGCCACTGGGTTTTTGTGGCGACCACCGTCGTTGCCTGCTGTGCTGTCGGGCATGCAGTCCATCGTTGGGTGGAGCGGCCACTGTTGGCGCTACCGACCCGACTGAGTGTGCTACGCGGTCCCCGCCGACCTTACGCATGACGTGCATTGGCAGGATGAACAACCTGCACGGGAAGCTGACCGACTTGGTGCGCGCGGCAGCCGTATTTTGGGATCGGCGAAGCCCTGCGTCCGGATGCATCCGGGCCGCCACTGGGATACCGAGGATCAGAGATCAACTATTCGTACGCCCAAGTGCCTGGACACCGACGTAGCGGTGAACAGCGCCATCCGGGGTTATGTGGGCACTCCTGTGACCGTCAAATGCTGGGTGTTCAACGCCTGTGCCCGCTAGTGCCCGGCCGTGCTCCAGCGGGCGCGCGCGCTAACAATCCGGTACCGCCGTGGCGACAAAGGCCGCGTCCGCGCCGTCTTCCTCACGGCAAGCGGTCAACTACAGATCGATCTCCTGCTCGTTTCGGAGGTGGACCGCCATGTCGTAGGCCTGCAGCCCAGGTGCGCCCAGCTTCGCGCCGGGCATCACCGCTTGGCCGCCATAGGACGCTTCGCGACCGCTGCACGCTTGGCGAATGTCGAACGTTTGGCGACCGTCGCCGGCAGATTACCCTGGCGCGTCACCACCCAATCTTTCAGCACCGCATCGATCTTGGTCTGCCAGCTGGCACCGGTTTCGCGGAACGCATCCAGCACATCCGGCGACAGACGGATGGTGATGCGTTCCTTCGTTTCCGCCGCCTTCGGCCGGCCACGCAGCTTGCCCTGCAGCCCGGCCGGCAAGCCGGTGAAGGCAACCGCGCGGGTAACATCGCCTGCGGTCCATTCCGGGGTTTCCTTGTCAGGCGTTTCGCTGTGCTTGTGCTTGCTCATAGCTTTAGACCTCTCTTTTGTTGGCCTTGCGGAAGCTGATGAACCGGATGCCTTTGGGGGTTTCGGTGAAGACCAGCGCGTGTACCCGCTCGCCTATCAGGCCCAGCCCCCCGGTAACGCACCTCGCCGTACTCCTTTCGGTCATCGACGACGAACAAGGCGGTCTGGAAATCGAACGCATGCATCAACTCGAAGGACAAACCGCGCTCTTCAACATTGCGAACGTTCTTGGCGGCGTCGTAGATGATTTCCACGGCATTTATTGCATGCACACTAATTCAGCGGCACAACCGGGGCGTTGCCGCGCCCTGTCCCCACGAGGTAAGTAGAGCGGGTGCAGCCGTGCGCGCGCCAACGCCGCCGTTGGGGCTTTCCACGACGACGCTCGGAGAAGAGCCACGGATCAGCAGACTGAGTTCACCCGGCCGCCAAACCATGTTCGCAGCAAGCCGGCAACCCGATCAGCAAGTCCGCGTTGCACAGCGCCCGGCAGCGCTTCATCACCGAAGCGATGCGCCAGCGCTATGACCATGAAATGCCAGTGGTTCAACCACCCGGAAGGAGACCCACTTGAGCGTGGAACCACTTAATTTTTCCGGCAATTTTTCCGGAGACACAAAAAAGGCGCCCATCGGGCGCCTAAGTTGTTGATGCAAATGGTGGGCCGTGATGGATTCGAACCATCGACCAAAAGATTAAAAGTTCGACTCCATGAGCTTACGCCACAAGGGCTGAGGGCATCAACGTTTTCAGGACATGACGCCGTGAAACCATTGGTGCTGCAAGGGGGCATCGACCGTATTCAGGACTCTATCGTGAGATGGCGAGGGCAGGCAGTGCGGCGGCCAGCCTTCGCTCTTGCTGGCGTTCAACCGTCGTTTCCTTGGGCCGGCAGGCAATCTGCACGTCCCTCTCGTCGGTGGCCACGAGCCTAGCCACCGCCTCTCGCAGCGGCACCCCCTCCAGAACGCGAACAGCGCACCATCGCTCGGCGTAACGCTTTCCTTGCCGCACGCTGGACGCCCTGACCTCCTTGTCTTCCCAGAGCTTCCTGCAAGAAAGGACGACCCGGATGCCCCGGGCGCTGGGCTGCACGCTGGCGATCTGACGGTTCACCCACCATAGGCCCCAGTGGTCACCGCACTGCACCCAGCCCTTGGGGCGAGGCGCAGACATGAAGCCGGTGAAGTTGCATGGCGGGAGCATGGGCGCAGGATACGGACCGGGATCTCAGATTCTGCGACGGAACGCCAGGACGAAGCTAATGTGCCGGCGGGGCGCTGCTCAGGCGCCCCAGCACCCGGGCTGAGCTGCCTGCGGCTCCCGGGTCCGGCAAGCACAGATTGCCCGTGCGAAGCCCGCGGCGGCACCGGGCGAGTGGCCACCCAGGTGTGGGAATAGGCCGCCCCAGCCCGTCGGAGTGCACGCCGCGCGAAGGCCCGCGCCACCGGTAGGGGGTATGGTTCGGCCATGTGCGGTCGATTCGTCCAAACCCCAATCCGAAACGCTGACACCCTGGGGTTTCCTCAGCTGGTCGGCGACCTGCTGTCGATCCCGGAGAGTTACAACCTCGCGCCGACCCAGCGCGCCTCCGTGATCCTCGATCGCGGCACCGGCCTACAGGTGACCCGCCTGTCCTGGGGCCTGCTGCCGTTCTGGGCCAAGGCGAAGAAGCTTCAGGGCTCGACAATTAATGCGCGCATCGAGACCGTGGCGACGAAGCCGGCCTTCCGGTCCGCGTTCAAGAAGCGCCGCTGCCTGATCCCGATGGCCGGGTACTTCGAGTGGTCGGTCAATGCCGAGGATGGCAAGAAGGACCCGTGGTTCATTCATGCGACCGGGCCGCTGCTGGCAGCTGGGCTGTGGGAAGACGCCAGCCCCCTGCTCGACCAGGACAACCTGGGCACGTTCACTGTGATCACTGGTGACAGCAGTGGCGTGTCAGCCGACATCCATGACCGGATGCCAGTATGGCTGACCGCTGGCCAGGCCGATGAGTGGATGGCAGCGGAGCCTGATGATGCGATGGCGATGCTGCTGGCCAGCGAGCTGCCCGCTATGGAGGCGTACCGCGTTAGCCGTGCGGTGAACACCCCGAAGCACAACGGACCGGACATGCTCGACCTAGTCGGGTGATCGATTTACGCAGCCGGATACCGGCTGCGTAAACGCGCTAGTGCGCAGCACTTCGCGACAAGCTATCCCACTCATGCGCCTTCAATCTCGACCAAGCTCGCTCAACATGGTCGGGCTTCATCAAGGCGGCCTTACGCGGGTTCCAAGCGTGCACGGCCTCAATCGCTCGCTCGACAGAATCGATGGTCGCAGAGTCGTGCATCATCACCCAATGCACAGAACCCAGTAGCTCTAGCCCGTAAGGGTCTTCGTACCCATCAATCAAAGCGGAAACTCGCTCCATGTTTGCCTGGGTACTGAACTGATCCGCCAAGAACTCCAGCGCTTCATCCTCAGCATCCCCAATGAAGCTGATCGGCTTCGTTGGTTTATCTTGCCCATCACCGTACCCGGTCAAATAATGACCCTCCACCCTATTCAGAACATGCCGCAGAGTGGGCGAATATGGACCGAATGAACCTTTGTCATACTTCAATTTCAAAGGCTCGCCAGCCTCCTGAAGAAAGTACATCAGCTTGTGAACTTCGAGCAAGCTGATCAATGGATCAAGCATTGCGCTTTTGTAGCGAGACATCAGCGCCACAACCGCAGCCGCCCCTGGCGTCAAATCCGGCTTCGTAGTTGCGTTCGGCATAGCAGCGGCCTCGGGCGCCCCTGATGGCGAAAACAACTCGATTCGTACAGATTTCAAGGAACCCAGTTCGGCCTGGATCATAGGCTCCACATCGCTCCATGAAAGACCACCGTGTCCGCAACCGAGCGGAGGAACCGCAATCGACTGGATGCCCCTAGCGACGATCTCTTGCCTAAGTGCAACGAGCCCAGATCGAATGTCTTCGATCTTGCTCTTTGCTTTCCAATGACGCTTGGTCGGAAAGTTAATTACCCAGCGAGCACCACCACCCATGGCACCCAAGTCAACCACGTGCATCTTGCCGATATCTACGAGACCGGCCTTACAGTCCGCCCGATAGAGATCGTAGACGCGGGGATACGCACGCTTAAACTGAAGCGCAATCCCCTTACCCATGACACCTTCGGTGTTCACGGTGTTCACCAATGCGTCCACATCCGCGGTTAAAAGATTTCCATGCGCAATGTTTATCATCAGTAGTACCACTCTCTCTTGACTGCGATTGAAGGACGGTGCGGATCAGCACTTGCCTCGATCACTCTTCTCACCTGCTCCTCCACCGCACTGTCGTAGCAACCGACACCTTTGATGGCGGACCAAGGAACAAAGTCCTTCACTAAAAATTCAGCACACTTTTGATGCTGCTTGCCCTGCCAGTACGTTGCTTTAATGGCCGACCAATCCAGCTGGTCAAAGGCATTGACGCTATTGTAGAACGAAGTGTGGGCAGCGCCAGCATTGCCGTCGGAGATCGCCCACTCCCGACCCAATGCAATCAGAGTATCAGTGTCCGTGACAAGGTGAAGGATTGTCCGCTGACACCCTTGGGGCCGACCCGATGCCCCCGTATTCACGGTATAGAGCATGACTGAACGGGGCGAGTAGTAAAAGGGAACGAATTGGCCCACAAAAGGCTGCCCGGTGGCGCAGGATACCTTCGCCGAAGTCAGCCTACGCTCCTTGATGTGGTTGTGACCAATGACGGTGGACGGAACTCCCTGCATCCGAGCATCTGAAAGCAGGGCGCTGGTCGCAATAATTGCCCCCAAATTGGTTACATCCGTGATGTGATAGGCCCATTTACCGGTCATTGCCGCCCCAACCTAGTCTTCCTGAATACCCCTATCGTAACCAAAGTCCGGGGGAAGCTTCAGCTAGATCGTGAGCTCCTGTAGCGGGAGGTTAGGCGCCAACTCCACCACCCGGCCATCCCGGACCCAGACGTTGTACGGAATGGTGCTGCCAAGGATCCCGATAGCCCGCATCTGCGCCCCGTCATAGGTGACCAGGCTGCTGGTCCCGTCGGCGTTGTGAGCGGTGACAGTCGCCAGCAGCCGGGGGCTGGGGCCGACCAGGCCATCAAACTGGTCCCACAGATCAGTTCGCATCGGTGTAGTGCCTCTCCAGGGTGATGGTCTGCTCGATTACGAGCGCCTTGCTGTCCGCCCGCGCCTCGGTCCTCACCGCCGTGCAGAGCCCATGCCAGGTGCCTGCCTCGCCGACTACCTCCACCAGATCGAGCGGCTGCACCCGGCCGATCTGGCCCGGGACCAGCGGAGCGCCAAACAGCGGGATCACCAGGTCGATGGCGGCCTGCTCGCCGCGGTCGGACAGGATGTTCCGGCCACGCTCAGCGCCGGCGGCACTGGTGTTGATCAGGGGATCGCTGGCCTGCGGCGCGAACAGCTGCCCCGCCTCGCCCTGCCGGCGCACCTTGCAGGTCACGCCCTTCCCGGCCAGCTCCCCGGTCACGATCACCGCGTCATACAGCGGCGCGCTGCGGACCTGCAGGCTCTCGCTGGTGATGATGTCCTCCTGCAGCACATGGTCCGGCTGAGTACCGCGCCAGTCCCACGGGCTGGCTGGATACCGCGCCCGCACGTGCAGCTGCTGGGTTGCCGGATCCGATTGCACGACCGCCCCGCTGGCGCCGGCCAATCGGGCGATCGCATCCATGGCCGGGGTGCCGTCGTAGAACCAGGCACCTGCCGGCACCAACCAATCGACCGTTCCATAGTCGGCGGTGAACCCGGTGTCGGCCAGCTCCTCGGCCACCAGCTGCGCGACGCTGCGGTCCTCGGTGGTCGCCTTCACCCGCGCCGGCGCGTACGGCGCGGCGAGCAACGCCGTCCGAGAGCGGCCGGTCAGCGAGACGCCCACCCGGTTCCACTCGCGCTGCTTGCGGTACGTCTCGATGATTAGCGTCCAGACGTAGCCGTTGAGGGTCACCTCGACCTGACGCGGCCCGGCGGCCGTGGGCTTCAGCAGGGCGAGCTGAGCGCCGTCGGCCAAGTCGAGATCGAAGCTGATGCCCCAGGCGTCGACGCTCGACAGGATCGACACCCCTTCCACCTCAATGGGCGTGCGATCGGGGATGCGCACCACAGAAATGCTGTTGATCACGACGTATGTCCTTTGCTGCGGGCGCGCCAGATAGCAGGCGGTCGCGCCGAGATTGAGAGGTGCAAGGCCCGGTGTGCTGATCAGCGCGCAGCCGAGGCTGAGCGCAACGACGTTGCCGGGCGGAAACACCGGATCGGGATCGGGATCAGGATCTGGTTTTGGCGGGGGCTTGATGGTCCAGGGCACCGGGCGTGCCCAGCCCCACGGCAGCCTCGCAGCACGCCTCCCCTGCAGAAGGGATCGCCACGGCACCGACATCGATGCGCGACGAAGGTCCGAGCCAACGCCCCATAGCAGACCGGCACCTACACTTACTGGCCGGCCTGGTCGCCACGGGATAGCGCAAGCCGCCCGAAGTCCCAACAGCTTGCCGTGCCACTGCAGTTCGAGCTGAGCCTGCACCTTCGGCAATGCCATCCAAGGCAGCGCCACACCGCGTGCCCGCAGCCCCGCGGCAGAACTCCAACGCAAGTTCAGGGCCCCCTTCAGCAGTGGGGTAAGCCCCCATCCCAGCGCCGCCAGCTGCTGGATGCTGGCGGCGTTTTGCCAACGCGGTGCAGCGGTAACACTTAGCAAGGGAGACGCACCCCAGCCGACGCGCGTGCTGGCGCTGAGCCCGCTGGCACTTCCCCAAGGCAGGCCGGCGCCCATGCGCAGGCCGCGGATGACGGGCTCGACAGGGACATCGTCCCAATCAGTTCCGAGGTTGAGCCGAACGAAATGACCAGTGCCGGTGTAGCGCTGGCCGAGGTTTAGCCCGACGAAGTTGCCTGGCGCCACCTCCATCAGCCCACCATCTTCGCCGGGGTCACCCAGTCCTGAATGGCAGAGTTGACGCTGGCATTCAGGTCGGTGCCGATCACGCGATACCGCACTGACCTGTCGATACCAGCCATTCGCCAGAGCCCGTCGTGGCCGCTGAGCACGGAGCCGAGATAGACGATGTTCACCGCGTCATACATGGCGAACACGGAAACGCGGATCCGCGATGGAACGTTGACGATCTTCGCGCGACCATCGTCGTCGCCCGACGGCGGATCGCCGCCGAGATAGCCATCCCCGCCCATTGGGCCCCAGTTGCGATAGATAGTTTGGACGATCATTTCCAGGGCGCGTCCATGCGGAATAGCACTTGGCCGTCTGCATCCGGGCTGGCCAGCGCCGCGACGTTGTAGTTGATCGCCAACCACTCCCCCAAGCCAATTCCATCGATAAAGTTCACCGTCGCGCCGTCAACATAGGGTCGCGCGTGCAGCGGCGCAATCACGCCTGGCAATTGGCCGCGTACTGCAAACGAATCCTCGCGCACAAGCGCGCTGATGAAGTTGTATCCCCCGTGAGCCGGATCAGGACCCACGCGATACGATCCGCTCCCATATGAGCCGACACGTGCGCCAAATGAATCAATACCCGTTGTGGCGACTCTGCCAGGTCCACCGTTTGCAGCAGTGTAGCTACGCATCACGTACCCACCAAGAACACCATTCACCCTATCGCTGCTATTGGGAATAACCTTGCCTAGCGAAGGAGAGAAGAACAGTGAGCAGGCATCGTCGCTGGCGATAGTCGTGCCGCCATAGCGGGCCAGCACTCCAGCTCCGAACATGACGAACGGATAGGCGTCGCCGGGAACAGCACTCAGAAGGTCCCCGTAATAGTAGGCCCCAAGAGCGTTCGGATTACTGACATGTCCACACCAGTGGGTGAAGAGGTAAAAGCCGATTTCTGTAGCAATGACTATCCAGCGACGGGCAGCAGCGGAAACAGCCGGAGCCTTCGCGATCAGAGAGCCCTGTGCATGAAGAGCCACCGGTGGCGTGCGATCCAGCCCCGTATCGATATCGGACATCGAACTGAAGCCAATCGCTTGAGCCAGAGTGGGCAGGTTCAACATGTCGGCGGATGCATCATCGCGCACCCGCAGGTAGGCACCAGACCCGGTCAACGGGTTGTTGCGATACACATGGACGCCGCTACTGGAGAACGGCCTGGTCCAGCCTGCCGGCGGTTTTGCAGTCGTCCCGCTACCGTAGCCAGTAACAAGCACCGCATGCAGTACAGCCAACAGAGATCCAGCCTGCCCGTTCAGGACAGGCGCCCCGGCATCGGTGCTGCGATAGACGGTGGGAATCAAACTCATGCTGCGGCTCCTGCTACGTTGCCGATGACTTGGAATCGGGTGGAATCGGTGGTGCCCTCAGGCGTCCCAGGCAGCGTGGTGCGTACCATCCAGACGGGTGCAAGGCCACCAATGGTGTTGAACCGCACGACGTTGTTGGTTGCCCAGCCGCTGCCCCACCCTTGGGCACGCATCCGGAAGTAGGGCTGACCGGTACGCGGATTGATCGGCGCGAGATCGATGCTCGTGCTGCCAGTGGCGATGATGCCCACCGTCTCGCCGATCACCTCATAGTTGATGGCACTGGTGAACCGCACCGCCCATCGTTCGGTGATGGCGTCGGCATTGCCGACCACGAGCGGATAGTCGGTGTCGTTGTAGCTCGCCGGCGCCGTGCTGCCGATCGGCACGTTGCTCCACACATTGGTCCAGGCGGCCTGATCGAAGAGACTCTCAACCCGCGCCTGAAGATCCAGCGAGCCATTTGCCTCGCCCAGACGCAGCGCGGTGCTGATCAGCGCTTCTCCAACCGGGTAGCTGTGCGTCAACGCTGTGTTGATCTCGATCTCACCAGTGATCTGCGGCTGCACCACCAGCCGCCGGTCTTCCACGCGATCGCTAATGATGATGGGCAGTACGTAGGCAGAAAGGTTCAGCGGGTCGGAGAACGACAGCGTGCCCACATCCAGATCGGAGGTGTACCAGACGCTCTCCACCGGGGTGCCCGCCGAGTCACGCACCTCGATAGCCGACAGTCGGCCGCGGCCGAGGTTCACCAGCTGGCCGGCCGACGGCGACGCAACCGGGTGCTTGGCCGTGTGGTGGATCAGCACCGTCTGGCCGGGCTTGAATGCGGGCACCCGGCCATCGCTGGGCAGGCGGACGGACTCAAAGCCGACCACCACGGCCGACAACGGGATCGAGCGGAAGACGACCGCACCGATGTAGACCGAGCCGGCCAGGACCAGCGTCGGCTTCCAGACCTGATCGCCCACGACGGCCGCCGGGTCGAACCACGGCGCCCCTTCATTGCCGGCCACCGGCACCATGGAACCGAACTGCACGGATGCTCGGCCGCTCTCCCAGTCCACCAACCCGCGCACCTCGGCACCGCTGATGACACCGTTGATGTCGGCCGAGGCGGTCAGCAGCACGCCGTCCAAGGTCGTGGCCCGCAGGGTGAAGTTGCCCGCCCGCAGGGGCGAGCCGGGCGTGCGGAAGAACACGGCCGCGGTGCCGGGATCGGCAATGCGGGTAAGCAGCGACTGGACCTGCACGGTGTTGCCGCCGCCGGGCGCCCACTGCGTGAGATTGGCTGCGCCACCGGCGTAGTCGATGGTGCCAGCATAGGTGCCAGCGCCGTTGACCGGGTCGATGGAGTGGTACAGCGCACCGCTGCGATCCACGTAGGTGCGGCCACGGTAGGTGAAGCGAACGCTGCCAGGCACGATGCTGTCGCTGATCGTCGGAGTGAGCAGCAGCTGCACCGGCGGCAGGGCCAGGCTCTCGTTTGCGGTGGTCTGCGCCGCGCCCGCCACACTCCAGCCCAGCGAGATCAGCGTACCGGCCGAGAACTGCGCCGGCACGTCCTTGCGGTGATAGCCAGTCACCTTCCAGCGCTGGTTGCCGCCCATCTCATAGATCGGCACCGACACCTGGTGGACGGTGAACTTCCCGGCCTGCAGGGTGACCGCACCGGTGGCATAGTTCACCGCGCCCAGCACCGTGCTGAAAGGCTGGCCGCCCACGGAGAGGCCACGGATATTGCCCTGGCCGTCATCCTTTGCCAGCACGCGCATGGCGACAGGCGTGCTCGGCATGCCGTCTGCGTCGGCGCTCACCGAGATCATCCAGTCCAGATTGACGCTACCGGCGCGCACCGGCCCTGCCGGGAGCTGGAACGAGACCAGGCCAGCGCCGTCGGGCGTCGGGGTCGGGGCGGCGGTCTGCGAATCGCCCCACTCGTATTGGCAGGCCAGCTGCGAATCGGCATCCGGCAGCGTGGCCGGGCGAATGCTCACCTCGCCCGTCGCATAGGCGATGGTGCCGCGCGCCACGCCGCCGATCAGCAGCTCACCCGCACCATTGTCGGTCACCGCCACATTCTGGCCGGCCACACGAAGGGTGAAGGCCGCAGTGCCGGGCACCACACCGCCGTTCTGCAGCTTGAAGTGGAGTGCCGGCGGCTGGATGGCCACATCGCCCGCACGGGCCTCAGCCACGACTGCCGTGCCCCAGCTGGTGATCACGCTGCTGGCCAGATCAGGGAGCGCACCGGCAGTCATCACCACCGAGCCTGTGGCGTAGTTGACGGTGCCACTGCCCTGCCCCGGCCTGCCGATCAACTGGCCCCGGCCGTTGTCGGTCAGGCGGATCCACTTGCCCAAGGCGCGGTAGTCGACGACCACGGTACCCGGCGCCGGCAGCGGCTCGATCTGGAACAGCCAGTTGTAGCCCTGGTTGTTCTGGGTCACGACGATTTCGTCGTTGAAGCCCTGCTGCACCACCGCGCCGGCCGGCGTAGCGGTGATCGTGACCGGGGTGCTGCCGGTACCGGTGGAATGGGTGACGCTCACGGCGCCTGACTGGTAGTCCACGGTGCCGGACCACGGCGACTGGCCGGCCGAGACCAGGCCGCCGGTGCCGTCGTCGCTCAGCTCCACCGCGCCGGCGGCAACCTTGACCGAGCCGACGGCCATCGAGTTGCCCAGGTAGCGCGTGACCGCGACACCGGCGCTGAAGCTGCTGTTGAACTGCAGGGTCAACGAGCCGACCGGCCCGGCCGGCACGTAGCTGATCGCGCCCAGACCGGCGAGCACATCGCTCACCGCCGTCTCGGCGGTGGAGGTGGGCACGATCGCCACATAGGGGCTGTCCACTTGGACGGACAGGTCGCCCGCGGCCGCTGCCGCGGTAAGCCGCTTGACGCTGTGATAGCTGGTGGCGTCGACCACGTTCGTCTCATAGACACGGGTCGGCGGCTTGGTGGAGGTAAAGCGCACCACCTCCTGCCCGTAGAAGCGTAGCAGCAGCGCGTTGACGATCTCGACCACGATCACGTCACGCTCGAAGGCGCCATCGGCATCGGTGAAGGTGCGGGTCGTGCGGGACAGGATGCTCTTCACCCGCACGTACTGCTCGGCCGGGTCATAGCCGTTGGCATTGGTCAGCAGGCAGAGGTTGTCGTTGATGTCCGGGCTGGGCGCGTCCTTGGTGCAGTAGAACTGCAGCGCCATCTGGCCGATGAAGTGGTCGTTGAGCAGGATGTAGCGCGACTCGGTGCCCCGGGTGATATAGCCCTCCACGCGACTGCGCGCATCGGCGCGCACGTCGCTGTAGCTGCCCGTGGAGAACATGCTCACGCTCACGCGCGGGTCCGCCGGCGGATCGATCAGCACACCGATCGCGTCCTTGAGCACGTCCGGGCCCGGCGTATCCAGATGCACGAACATCTTGCGCAGGGTCGCGCGTCCGGTGGTCCGCTCTTCATCGCCGATATCGGGGAACAGGTTGTTCATCTGCCCGTCCACGATCTCGGTCTGGACCATGCGGCCGCCACCGTCCGGGTTGTCGGTCAGTCGCTGCGACTGACGCATCTTGATGTCTGTTGCTGAGATCGTCATCGCTTACACCGTCATGAGTCGAAGGGTGATGGAGAAGTAGTCGCCGTCCAGGGCAGGCACGGCAAAACGAATGGGGTCAGCCTCGATGCCCGGTCCATCGGTCCGCCGCCAGCGCACCGGCAGCTCGCGCTGGCCGCCGTTGTGGGCGGGCAGAATCAGGGGAATAGAGGCCGTGCGCGGGAGCTCTTCCAGCGCCTGCAGGGCGCGCAGCACATCCAGACGGACAGGTGCCACGTAGGCAGAGCCATCCCGCTGGGTCTGGAGGGTAATCGGGCGGCCCGCCTGCATCGCTGATTCCTGCACGATGAGGGCGCCGGTGAGGCTGGTTTTGACGGCCTGCCCTACGCGCCAAGCGGTGAACTCATCGGTCCACTGGAGATCCGCGGGAAGCGCGATGCCCGCCAAGGTCAGGACGCTCATCCGCGGCGACTCCCGGCACTCACCGAGACACTGCGGCTGCGGGCCACCCGGTCCAGCACCAGCGGCGCGACAAGCGACGCGAGACGCTCAGCGGTCGCGCGCTCCTGTGCGCTGGCACTGGCCGCGACCGACGCGCTGGGCGCCGTCCACTCGATCCGCAGGATCTCCGTGCCACTGCCATTTGCGTTGCCGACGCGCTTGGCATCCTCGGCTTCCTGCTGTCGCTGGGCGGCCTCCACCTCTTGGCGCCGCTGCTCCACTGCCTGCCGGGCGGCCTGGTCGCGCGCCTGAATCTGCTGCTTGATCTGCGTTTCCAGTTGCAACGTGCGCTCCAGCTCGGCGGTGCCGAGGTAGTCGAACTTCGACGCCAGCGCATCGCGCTGCGCCCCCATTTCGTCATTGCTTTTGAGGGTCCGCTCCAGCTCGGCGTTGTACTCGGCCAGGTCACGGCGCTGCTTGCTGATGCCGTTCATCAGGGTGGCGAATTTCTCAAGGGAGTCCTGCCCGCCCAAGGTCTGGAAGAGTTCCCGGGCCTTTCCGGAGAGGTCGCCCAGCGAGAACGACAGACCCTGCGCCGCGCTGTCAGCGCCACCCAAGCCCGAGGCCGCGTTGCTGCCCGCCGCACCCACAGCCTCGGTCGCGCTGGCGGCGCCGCCGGCAGATGCGGCTACGCCATCCAGTTCGCGGGCAGCGCCTGCCGCGCCATCTGCCACGGCACGGGTGGCCGAGGTGCCCTTTTCCTTCAGGTCGTCCATCGCATCGTTGACCCGGTAGATCGCGCCCAGGTGTGCCAGCTGGGACTCCACCATCACCTTCTGGGTAACGTCGCTGTCTGCTGCCGCCTCCCGAGCGCTGTCTGCGTACGCGCGGAAGGCGCGCCGCACGTCCTCGATGCTCGCTTTGCCCTGCGCTGCGCCTCGGCGGATCTCTTCGAAGGCCGACTTTGCAGCGTCCCGCGCTGCGTTGAGAGATGCCTGCGACTGGATGCCCAGCCTGCCGAACTCGTTGTTCAGCGGATCCATCGCGTTGGTGATGTCACGAATACGGGAGTGCAACGCCGCCGCCGAGCGGCCCGCCTGATCAAAGCCCACCTTCCCACGTGTGCCGGCGGCCTCCAGAAGCGTGCCGAGCGTGCGCGCCTCATCGATGGTCGACACCTTGCCGAGCGCGGCGCGGAACGCTTCCTCGATCTGAGCACCGGTGGCGAGTGCGTTCTCCGAAATGGCCGCGAACGAGGCGATCGCATCACGCCCAGCCTTGCCGAAGCTCAGCCCGACGCGCTCGGCAGAGACACCCAGATTCTCGAGAGATGCCGCCAGCGTCTGCTGCAGCACGGCAGCCGCGTCAATAGCAGCAGCCGGCAGCGCGTCAAACGCCGTCTGCGATGCCTGCTGGAAGCGCAGCAGCTCTTCACCGGAAAGCTGCTGTAGGACGTCCAGTAGGCCGTCCCGAACGTTACGCCCGGCAGCAGCACCTTGCGCGGCCGTGTGCGCCAGCGCGACAGCCACGTCTTCCAGCGAGCGCGTGTCTGCGAAGTTGAGGGCCTGGAACAACTTCGAAATCGAGGTCGACGCCAACTTGGCGTCTCGGTCGATGCCCACCAGCTGTTCCAGCACCAGCTGGGCCCCGGCGCCGATGTCATTCTTCAGTGCATCGCCAGCTACACGAGTACCTTCCGCCATCGCGCGAAAGCCGTCATTGGCTTCACGCAATCGCGCTTTCATCTGCTCCAGCTGCGCAAGCTGTTCATCGGTGGCGATACCCATCGCCTGCATGCGGATTAGGAAGCCAAGCTGGCCCTGTAGGTACTGTTTGAGTCCCTCCAAGCGCTCCTGGTACGACTTTCGCTCTGCCTCCCCCATCTCCGCAACCTGCGCAGAGGTCTTAACAGCGGTATCGCGGAACTGAATCAGCCCATTAGCAACCGCCTTTCTTGCGACCGCCTCGCGGTACAACTCTTCTTGGAGCCTGCGGCTGATCTCGCCGGCCTCCTTCATTTCCTTGCTGTTCTTACCCAGCTCGTCGCCGATCGCAAGCCCGATGGACTGCAGCCCCTTTGCTACAAGTTCCAAGCCGAGCAGCGTCACCGTGATAGGCACGACCGTAGGCATCCTTCTAAGAAGGTTACCCAGCGTCACTGCACGCTTACCCGTCGCATCCATCGCGGCGACGTTGGCCCATTGCGCCCGCGTCGAAGCTGCCAGCGCAATTCGCCAAGTGTTCACCTGCGCGATTGCCTTGATGATGGCAAAGGTCGCAAAGGCCTTACCCAGCGTAACCAGCGCGCCGCTGTGCTCCACCACCCAAGTGGTCGCACCCTTGACCGCTTGCGCCATCGTGATGATGCCGTCGGCCGTCTGCTTGGCCCAGCGCGTGAGAGTGCCGTCCTTGGCAAGGCGATCCACCACGGTGAGCATGTCGGTGAGCTGAGCCTTGAAGTAGGTCAGCACGCCCTGATCAGCGACTTCCTGCTTCCAGTCCTTGAACCGCTCGGTCGCTTCCTTCCACAGGCCGGCAATCGTGCCGACCTTGGCGGCTGCAGCTGCACCACCGTAAGACTCGTTCAGCACATCAAGAATGATGGCCTGCGCCTCGGCCACCCTACCGGTCGCCTCCAGCTGCTTGATCAGCTGCTTCTGGCTGTCCTCCAGGGTGAAGCCCTGTTTGCTCAGCGACTCCATAGCTTTCGACGGGGTCTGGAGAGCCTTGCCAACGATCTCGGCCGACGCCTCCAAGCTCATTCCCAATCGCTGCGCCTGATCGATCGTGGCCTGCATCGCCGCGGGGAACTGCTCGCCGACGATATTCGTGTAGGAGAGCAGGCGCACCTGAGCGGCGGAGATCTGGCCGTCATCGAAGAGCCCGCCCTGCAGCTGCCGTCGCATGCGCGCCAGCTGTTCTGCCGTGAACTCGCCCTGCCGGCCAGTAGCGGCAAGCGCAGCCTCCAGCTGGCCCAGCTCCTGCTCTGCGTCGCTGCCTTCCTTGACGATGTCCTTGATACCGTCGACGACCTTGCCGAACCCGATGAAGCCAAGAGCGGTCGCAGCGATGCCCTTCAGCTTGCTCATGATCGAGCTGGTGGCGGTGGCCGCCACACCCAGCTCGGCAGTCTCCTGCGCGGCCTGGCTTGCGCGATCGCGATAGGCTTTCAGCGAGTCGGCGGCCGCCGTGCTGGCCTTCGCCTGGTCGCGAAAGCGACTATCGCTTTCCTCGATCTGCTGGTTCCGCCGGCGGTTTTCAGCGGCGGCCTGGGCGGCCTCCTTTGCCTGCTCAGTGAATGCCTTCGCGGTACGCTCAGCATCGTCCCGCAGGCGCTGCTGGCTTGCGGCCAGCTGCGCGGTATTGACGCCAAGGCCGCCCAAGGCGGTATCGGCTTTTACGACCGCCTCCCACTGGCTGTTCAGTGAGGCCTTCAGCTTGTCGCCTTCCACGCGGAGATTCCGCTGAGCGTTCAGCAGCTCCTTCGATGGGGCGGCTGTCTCCGCGATCTGCAAGGAAAGCTGGTAGGCGGCCTTCTGGTTGGCGTCGAAGCGTGTTTCCAGATCGGCCAACGTACCCAGCAGCCCGTCAAACGCCTCGGCCTTCTCGGCCGTGGCGTTGAGCTCGGCCAGCTTGTCCACCAGCTTCCCGGTGTCAGCCACGGCAGCGTCCGAGGCCACGCCCATCTCGGCAAGCGCCTGGCGCAATTCGTCCACGCCCTCGGTGCCGCTGGTCTCAAGCACCAGCCGCAGCGCTTCCTCGAATGCCGCATTGTTCGCCATCAACGTTTCCTCTGCCTTGCAAGTTTGAGCTGCCGAATGAGCTCGCTGCCTCGGTACGCGTTCATTTCACGAGCCAAGCGTTTAGCGACCACATCGCCCTGGCCCATCACCATCTGGAATGCGCTCGGACCAGTGAGGGTCAAGAGCTTGCGGCGGCCGTCACGCCCGGACGCCGCCGTGGCGTCACGCGAGAACTGACGTACGACCATCCGACGCTGGCCACCGACCTTGGCAATGAAGGCCGAGTTGTAAACCTTGCGTGCGCCCTTCTGGATCTGCGCGGTTGCGCCGGCGGACTTCCGGCCGCCCCAGTGGCCAAAGAACCCGTACAGCGGCAGCTTTTTTGTGGACGCATTCAGCGAGATGTATTCACCGTTTTCATCCGCACCAGTGCGCACAGTGAAGCGCCCGGTCAGATCGCTGACGCGTACGTTGTAGATCTCACGAAGGGCCCTCTTCGCCGCCGGCTCAAACCGCCGTCGCACGGAAATGGCTGAACGAGCGTCCGCCTTTGCGATCGCCGCAGCACTTACACCGTTCACCTGGGCAGCAATGCGCGCCAGGGCAGCGGCATTCATGCGTCGGTCTAGACTGGCGAACCTGCCCATTGCTCAGAGCCCCCACACAAAGGTGGTCGGCGCCATCTCAGGCGCCGACCACTGAGGACTGCGAGCAGCCCTCTGCCGCATCAACCGACCTTCTGCTCGTACACCTTGAAGGTGTACAGCGCGGACTCTTCCGAGCGGAACACTGCCGGACCGGTGAGCGTCAGCTGGATCGGTTCATCACTGAACCAGTCAACGTCGCCATCCACGGTGAGGTCAACCTGCGGGATTCGCAGCAGGCCCTCATCGCCACCGATACGATCCTGCACGTCACCCAGGATCATGAAGGACTTGTTGGGGACCGCACCGCCGTTGATCGCCGTCTCCAGGTACCCGTCGTAGCTGTAGCTCAGCGTCAGCACGTCGCCATGCGCGATGTCGCCGCCCGCCTTGGGAATCAACAGGCCCTGGCGGTTGTCGATGGTGTAGTCGACATCCTTCTCCAGCGTGGCGCTGCCCTTCTTCACCACCGGCGCCGGGACAGCCAGCACGAATCGGTGCCCGAGATCGACAGGCGCGTCCTTGCTATGGATCGTCAACGACTGGTCGGCTTCGACGCCTTCAGCAACCGTGGTCGTGACGGCGCTGCCATACAGCATGCGAGCCAAGAAACCGACCGGCACTTCCAGTGCGCCAACGGTCACATTGGTGGTACCCGGATTGGCATCGCGGTGGATGATCTGACCATAGCGGTCGTCCCGGCGCTTGCTCTTGACTTCGGTCGTGTCGCCGGCCTCATAGCCGAACGTCAGCGAACTCTGTTCGAGCGGCTTGTTGCCGAACTTATCGTCGGGGTCGGGGATCAGCGGGATGCGATCGGCGCCGGTGCCGATCTCATAGAAACGCAGATCACCTGCAAACTTACGGACCTTGGGCTGTTGGGCCATTTGGAGTCTCCTAGGGAATGGTCACGGGCTAGAACAGTTCGGTCAGACCGGCCCGTGCGGTGATCTGAGCGACAACACTTGAGTGGCCGTTGTCGTCGCCGACGGTGGTCAGGTTTGCTTCGGTCACTTCGAAGGAGGTGACGCCCTTAGGCAGATCACGGGTATCGAAGACCAGCGCTTTCCGAAGGTCCGCCCTGGCGCAATGAACTAGACGGCGCGGATTCTCGTGTTCGCCTCCGCGCGGAACGCTGAACTCGATTACGACTCCAACGTCCGAGGACGCCTGAGCGCGGCCCGAGCTAGTGCCACTGATGCGGTCCACCTCAACGATGGTTGCGGGGCCCTCATAGTCCTCGGGCACGTCAGAGTCGTCGGTCATTACGACGCCCAGGCCGATGTCGGTTCGATACCCGGCTGCTTTCGTAATCAACCGAACGCGGCCGGCAAGGAACTCCACCAGCTTCCAGCTAACCGGGTCATCAATGTCAGGGCTGGACACGGCGCACCTTCCAGCGGCTCATCGAGCCGTCGTTCGAGATCTCAGTGGCGTTCTCATACAGGTCGCCGTCCACTGCCAAGCGGCCCTTCTGCGCCGGCGTGATGCCAGCACTCACCAGACTGCCGAGCACGTAGTCGACCTCAACGCTATGGGCCTTGAACTGACGCAGATCGCCGATCGTCTCCACGTCACGGGTAACGTAGACCTGGCAAGGAACTGCCGCCTCTCCAGATGAGGGCGTGTACTGAGCAACATCAGCCATGCCCGCCGCAGCGAAGCTTGCATGCAATCCGGCGTCCAGGTCGGCGAGAAATTGGCGCTGACCCATTACCGGCGATCCTCACGGCGACTGGAGACGCACAGCGCCAGCACGAGGCACAGCACGACGACCGCGAATGCCAGCAGCGCGCTCACGGCTTCACCTCAGTGCCTTGGATGGCGCGCACCTGCTCGGCGCGTCCATTGAGGCGCTCAATGACGGCTCGCCGCTGGGCAGCAACATCAAAGCACAGCGCGATCGGGCCTTCGGGAACAGCCTCGGTGCGGGTAAGCGCGGCCGGAATCGTCACGTATACGCGCCGCTCCACCACCACAGGCTCAGGGGTCACCGCGCACTGCGCCGGGCCTGCATCAGGCTTCGTCTGCCCACACGCAGCAAGCAAGGCGGCGAGCGCCGCGACGGTCAGTAACCGGAGAATGCTGGGCATGATGCTTCCACCTCGGTCAGGGCCAGCGCACAGCGCGTCTCACGCGCTTGGCCGGCATAGCGATTCATGAACTGCTTCAACGTCTGGTTGGCATCCGCCTCGCGGGCCTCGGCTGCGGCTACCGCGCTGTCGCTCTGCCGCTTGAGCGTGGCCGCCTGGTTCTGCGCCAACGCCAGCTCGGCCTGGAGGACGCCAACGGTGCGGCCGTAGCCAGCGTTGGCCGCAGCCAGTTCCGCAACCCGCGTGTTGGCGCCCTCCTTCTGCGAGGCACAGGCAGTCGCCGCACCTTCATAGGAGGCAGCGGCAGCACGAGCATTGGCCCGCACAACCACAAGGCAGACCGACAGAGCGATCACAACCAGGGCGAGAACCCCGATCACCCACAGAAGCGGCTTCATCGTGACCACGGAGGGCAGCTTCATCGCGCACGCTCCGCCAGGCCGGCTTCGTCCTCGCGACGACCGCAGAGGCCCGCCTCCAGGCTGGTGCCACGCCACAACCGGCACATCTGGCGAATCTGGCCCGCGACGCAATGTACGTCCGCGCCAGGCAGGCACACGTCGCGGATTGCACGCATCTCCGTGCGCGCCGGACCGGTCATCGAGGCTCCGCGGTTGTAGACCACGGAGACCAGTGCACCGCGGGCGTCGGCGGGCAACGCATCGAACCCGTCAGCACCGAACGCTCGGCGCGCACTGGCGTGATAGCGAGGAAGCGAGGCGACCCCGAACACGTCACTCGCCAGCCCGAACGGAACGCGCACGTCGCGGAGATCCCGCACGACGGGTTGCGCAGCAGGGCCGGTGATCCCGGCGGTCGCCTGGAGGCGGGAAGCCGCAGCCAGGGCTGACCAATCCAAACCGATCTGCTGGCGGGTCTGATGGCCGCCGTCGTAGCCGATGCCCCACGTCACGCCTGATGCCCCACCCGGCCAGATGGGCGCCTCATAGCGCCGCGTGTACAGCGGCTGGCTGCCAACCTCCCAGCGGACAATCAGCGCAACAGCAGCGGGCGAGATGACCGACACCCGGGGGGCACTGGCCGCCGGTGGCAGGACCTGCTGCACTACCTCCTGCAGCGCCACGACCACTGGCATCACTGCGCCTGCGGTGGACTCTTGTGCTGATTCAACCACCGGGCCAGCAGCTTCGGCCACCTCTGCGCGTGCCTCAGCCACGACTGCTGCCCGCGCATCAGCAGGGGCAGGCACGGACGCTGCCACCGGGACCTGGCCGCAAGCGGTGAGCGCGACGACCAGCAGGCCAGCGAGAACGCGCCGGGCGATCATCGGGCAATCCAGAAGAAGGCAACGAACAGGCCAACCAACGCCACCCATTCGGCGCGATCAAGCAACAACAAGCGCCAAGCAGATCGGTCACCAGCGCGGGCAGCTTCATGCAATTGCCGCTCTTCATCGTCGCGCAGGTCGAACAGATAAGTGCGCTTGAACAGCCAGGCAGCCGCGCAGGCGGTCGCCAGGTACGCGGCGGAAATCGGCAGCTGCAGCAGCTGCGCCAACACGTCGCCGCCGATGGTGCGGTCGAGCGCACCCAGCAGAATCCACCCGAGCAGCGCCAGGAAGATCAGGACCGGCAGCCAGACGATGAACTCTTGCCAGCGGCTGAAGAAGGAGAGGATGCGATTCATGGTGTTTTCTGTGCCTGTTCCACGGTATTGAGACGACGCTCCAGCTCGGCGATCCGCCAGATCACCCCGTTGTCCAGCTTCGCGTTGACCACCTGCACGTCGCTGGTTACCTGTTGGAGACCCTTGCCCTGCTCTGCCTGGATGCTGCGGATGTCGTTGAGCATCCAGCTCACCACGCTGCCTGCGATCGTCAGCACGAAGGGCAGCGCGAAAATGGCGACCTTGAGCGCCACAGACGCAAACTTTCCGTTCATGGCCCGGTCGAGCTGGGCATTTGCATCAGTGGTGCTCATCGATCCCCCTGTATTCGTGGAAGCTCCACCACCGCACACGCCACCCGGGCATCTGTGTGCGGTGGTGGGCTGAGTGTTACGCCGCCTTGACGGCGCCGACGCCGGGGAGCAGCTTGGCGACGACAGTGGTTTCGCCGGCTGCGGCCGAGCCGATGGCGATCGCGCAGTTCTCCAGGTCGCCCGCGGCGGCGCCGGCCACGATGAACTCGCCGGCCGAGGCGTCCCAATGCAGCTTTGCGCCGCCGGTGACCACCGCAGTGGTGAGCTTCGGGAAGGTGAAGGCACGCTCGATCTGGACCGCGACCAGCTCGCCGAGCTTGGCGTCGGTCACCGGGACGGCCAGGGCCGATCCGTAGATGAAGGGGACACCCGACTTCACGTCTGCCGGCGCCGGGATGGTGATCGTGTCACCGCTGCTGTGTGCGTTTTTCATGACTGTGCTCCGTGGTCAAGGGAAGACGCGGACCGAAGTCCGCGCCTTGTGGCTTACTGGCCGGCGTTCTTGTAGAGGCCGCGCGGGTCGATGGCCTTGGCGCCGAAGATGTGGCGGCACTTGACCTGCACGCCATCCACCTCGAAACCATGCTTGGTCTCGGTGAACACGCCCTCGTGACCTTCGAGGTAGGCGTACTCGATGGTGTCGATCACGCCCGGCTCCGCAGCGCCGTACCAGGCGATTTCGCTGCCGTCATGCAGGCGCGGCTCAACGATCGGGGTCAGCGTGACACCCGTGACATTCAGGTCAGCACCCTTGCCAGCGATGATCGAGGCGTTGGTAACCTTGAGCGCCACCTCTTCCAGACCCGGGGGAACGATCAGGAACTTCGGCCGGACAGTGATGTAGCGGCCGTCCAGACCCTTCTGCAGGGTCATCTTCTTGCGCATGTCCGAGAGCGGGTTGGGCTTGGTCGGATCCAGCGCATCGGCCAGTGCGGCCGACGTGCCCAGGTTGCCGTGGTCAGCGTGGAACAGCGCCTTGCCGTCAGCCATCTTCGGGTTGCCGGTGAGGATCGCGTAGACCAGATCGGATTCGAGGTCCGCAGCGCTGGCACCAAAGGCGAACGGAATCCGGCTCAGTGCGTCCAGATCGTCATTGACCACGGTCTCCCAGGTCAGAGCGACAATGCGGCCGAACTTCTGGACCGCGTATTTCTCTGCGCCTTCGCCGATGGTGCCCTGCTCGTACTCACCGCCCTCCACCACACGCTTCAGAGACGGCGCGCCGCCCAGCTGGACGCGGGTGATCTCCTTGAAGTCCGGCAGCGTGGTCTGGCGGCTGAACGGCAGGAACGTGCGCTGCGTGCCCTCATAACCCGCGCGCAGGCTGCGGCTGACGACGTTGCCCAGAATTGCCGGGAAGTCGCTGGTGGACTGCAGCGCCTTGACGGCGATCTCCTGCTTGGACATGCCCTGCGGGTTCTGGCCGGCACGGGCGAGTGCGTCACGCGCCATGTCCTGCAGGTCCATGCCGCGGAAGTTGGCGGCCGGCCCTTCCAGCTTGTGAGCTGCCGGGTTGGAGCGGTGCATCAGAGCGGCGATGGCACCGTCGCGGTAGTTCTTCGTTTCGTCCTGCGTGAGCTGACCCGTCGGTGCGGCGGCCGAAGCACCGGAGGCCGACGGCGTCGCTGGCGTCGCGTTGCCAAGGAAGGCCAGCAGCTTGGTGCCGATGGCTTCCACAGTCAGATCGGTGTCGTCTTCGCAGTCACGCAGCAGGGTGCCCAAGGCGGTCTGGTCAAGATCGCCACGGGCCTGGAACGGGGCGAACTGCGCGCGGATGGCCTCGCGGCGAGCCGCCAGTGCCTTCTTCTGTTCGGGGGTGAGCATGGTGTTGTCTCCGGAGGGATTACCGGCATCCGCCGGCGGGGTGTTCGCGGCCGGTTCGGCCGGCGGATTCGGGGGATCGTTGGGCGCCTGCGCAGCACTTGCGGCCGGCACGATGACGGATCCTCGCGGCGCACGCAGGGCAGCGGCGAATGCGAGGTTGGCGTATCGGGCAGAGGCTCCACGCGCCGTCACGCGCTGAGCCAGCGAGGCCGCGAACGCGCGCGCCTGCTCATCCGGATCCGCCTCTTCCACCGCTTCCGAATCGACAGCGTCGGCAAAGCCGGCCGCTACCGCTTCTTCGCCGGTGTAGTAGTGATCTTCACCGTCCTGCAGCAATCCGAGGATTTCCTCCTTCGACTTGCCGGACTTCTTCACGTAGGCGTCGGCCATCGATGCGCTGAAGGTGTCCAGCACGTCGGCATACTGGCGCAGCTCTTTGGCGTTTCCATAGACGCCACCCCAGGGGGCATGGATCATCAGGATCGAGGTGGACGGCATGCTCACGGTGTCGCCGGCCATCGCAATGAGCGAGGCACTGGACATAGCAACGCCGTCGACAGTCACGGCCTTGGCGGCTTTGTGGCGCTTCAGCGCGTTGTAGATCGCCAGCCCATCGGCGACGCTGCCGCCGTAACTGTTGATCCGCACGTTGATGGTCGCAACCGTGCTGTCCAGGTCATTGAGCTGCTGGGCTACCGACTGTGCGGTAACCGATTCGGTCCACCAGCTCTCGCCGATATCTCCGTAGATCAGCAGCTCGTAGACGCCATCAGACTCGGCGACCGGCTGAAGCCGCATCAGCGGCTCGATCTTGGGGCGCTCCGGCATGTCCCGCGGCCCGGCCTGCGGGACTGTGGAGAACAATGCCAGGGACGCGGCGATGGCGCTGGTAAGCAGCGGTGTATTCATCAGGGGGTATCTCCGGTGCTGGTCGGGCGGGAGCGCGATGCGCGCTGCCGCTGGTTGCCGTTCTCTTCGCGGTGGCCGGCATCGTCGGCATCCGGATAGCTCGCATCACCCGTTCGTGCCTGGGTGACGCCTGCGCCGCTGGTGTAGCGAGCGTCGCTGTCGAACACCAAGCCCAGCTCTTCAGCCAACTTGCGCTCGCGCGAGATCTCTTCGAAGGTGTCCTGCACACGCCCACCACGCTCAGCGATGCCTTGGGTGACCGACTGCCAACCGCCGCGGGCGAGCTTCATCAGACCGTCTGCCTCACGGCCCGGATCAATCCACGGCATCTTCGGCCCGCGGAAGTTCGCTTGGGCCACGGTCTCGGGACGGATGTGGGCCGGCACCTTCAACTTGCCGGAGGCGATCGCCATCTGGACGAAGCGCTCCCAGATCGGCTGAACGAATCGGGAGACGAACTGGCCGGTCATCATTCGGTAGCCATCGAACGCCTCCACCAGCTCCTGCCGCTGGGCACTGTAGGTGCCGTCGTAGTCGCCGGACATACTGGAGTAGCTGAGCTGGATCGCCCGCGAGACTGCACGCATCATCGCCATCCGAAAGCGCTCTAGGGCGGTGTTCGGACGGTTGGGGTTGATCATCTCGATCGATTCGCCCGGCAGCGTTTCGGTGAAGATGGCGCCTGCCTCAAGCAGGAAGTCACGCTCTTCTGGCTTTTGCGGCTGACCATCTGCGGTCTGCAACGGGGCGAAGTCCTGCATGTCCTTGTCGCGCTTGATATACGCCGCGATACGGGCAGCGATTCGGGCAGCGACGCGCTCGGATTCCTCGTAATCCTTGATGTCAATCAGGCGGTCGATGGCACTGACGAACAGGCTGATACCGCGCAGACCGGAAAGACGCTTGCGAACCGCCAGATGCAGGAAGCGCTGAGCCGGCACTGACTTCAGAGCGTCGATGCTGCTCCAGCCACCGTTGCCGGGGTGGTTCTTGTAGACCATGTAGGCGATGGGCGCGCCCCACTCGTTGCGCTGAATACCGGCGCTGATCCGCTTTTCAGCATCGTCATACTCGAGCGGCACCACGTCGGCCTCCAGCAGTTCAATGGAGAGCGGCACCGCCGTTGCGTGCGTGATGAACTTCGCCGTGCCTTCCACCAACTGGGTGAACTGCTCACCATCGCGGAGCCAGCTGCGGCAGGCCAGCTCCTGGCATTGCACCCAGCTCATGGTCCGGGTCACATCTGGTGAGACACACCACTGGCGCCAGAGGTTGAGCAGTTGGCGCGAGAAGTCGTCATCGATGTTGTCGTAGTTGTCGCCTTGCCTGCCGTCGCGCGGCGTTGGCTCGATGCTGATGCCGGAGGGCCCAACGATATTGCGAACCAGCGTGCTCAGAGCACCGTCGACCAGGTCGTAGTTGCGCTCAAGATCACGCACCGTCGCCCGGACGGTAGCAGCGTCGCGAACGACCATGCGCTCGCTGGTGCCGTTGTCGCGGCTTTTCTTGCGACGCTTTGTCGACCGCCCGCCCTCATAGGCGGCCATCACCTGGCGCGCGAACATGCGCCGGGCGGCGTAGCGCGGCGCGAAGACCGCAATGCCGCGCTCCAGTGCGTTCGGCTTAGCCATTGAAAACCGCCGTCCGGTACCGCAGGCTGCCGCCGCTACCACCGCGTCCGCGCTCCACCGCGATCTTGGCCTCCAGCTCGCGGATGGCTTTGCGGATCTCGGCGAGCTCAGCTTCCTGTCGCTGGCGCTGATCGAAGCGCACGCTGAAGCCCGCCGTCAGAATGCGGGATTCAGCTGCCAGGTAGGCGTCCAGTCGTTGCTGTGTGATCGACATGGATAGGTAAGGTATACATGTCGGTGTGCGCGATCATGGTAAATCGCGTACTTTCTTCAGCCGTCGCGAAGTCGCCTCATTGCACGGCCCGGGTGGTACTTGTAGGCGGCCGTTCTGCTCACGCCATGCTTCCGCGTAATCTCTCCGATCGACAGCCCGGCATGCCAATCCGCGGTGATCGCCGCGCCGTTAACATCCGGCCGCGACCGATAGCTCACCCGCTTCCCTGCGAACACATCCAGCTGGACCGTCACCAACATGTCGGCAATCTGGAGCGCCGCGTGTGCGGGGATGCTTGGCTCAGCGGCCCGAATCGAGGCTACGTAGGACTCACGCAGCTGGTCGAGCAGTTCATCGGCTTTGATGTCTTCTGCCATCTCGACCTCAGTTCGACTCGGCCCAGCCGCCACGGCGGCGAGCTGGCTTGGTTGTTCCACGGGAATCCGCAACTGCCGGCTTTGCCGGTGCCCCGGATGTTTCACGGGAATCCGGATCCAGCACCGTCGCAGCCAAGCGCGCCTCCAAGGCATCCCAGTCCGCCTTCGTGTATCGGTGCAGACGTACCTCCGAATGGTGGGCCGCAGCGTAGGCGTACACCCAGGTGTCCAGCGGCTCGTTTCTCACGACCCGCTTCTCAAACCTGTTCTTGACCGGGTTGTAGACCTCCGACACCAGACCGGGGTAGAACTCGGACGGCAGCTCATCACTGAACCGCACGAGCCGCGCATCAGCCTGACGCTCAGCATCGGCAGCCAAACGGCTGTAGAGATAGTGCTTCGCTGCGACGGTTCCGACGTGGTTGATGATGATGCCGCGCTTGTCGGTCTTATCGTTCCAGGTCACATCCGCCAGCTTCCCCTTGGACAGGATCGGGGCGTTGTTCGGCACAGCGCCGAAGATGCACATGACGCGCGTCACCTTGCGCTGCCGGACATAGTTCTTGACCGCCTCGGTGCGGTGGCCGCCGGCGTCAATCGCCGTGGCAACCGACCGCAGCAGGACACCATCCTCTCGCTCGATGGGCCGGTTGAGTAGATCGGTTAGCGCGATCCACACCGCCTCTTCGGCGGGGTCACCCTGCAGTTCGACGTAGTCCAGTGTCCAGGCCGTCATCCCCCTACCCCAGCCGATCACATGGACGGCGAGGCGATTGTCCTGGGTATCCACCCCGACGGTGATAGCGAGAACCCCGCGCGGCGCGTGTCGCAGTTTGTAGGGTTCGGCACGGTCCGCGATCACGTTGTGCTTGACCGACCGCATCTTCGGGTCTTCCCACGTCTCGGCCAGACGGTCGTTGACGAAGGTTTTCAGCGCTGCGGGGTCGTTCTGCGCATCCAGCCACTCGCGCACCAGATCCACCCACCGCGGGCCCAGGCCGAACTGATAGTAGAGACAGTTGATGTGGTAGCCGCGGATTGGAGAATCCGGGTTGGCCGGCACCCAACGGCCATTGGTGATCATGTCCGACTTGTGGTGCTCTTCGATGCACGCACCACAATCGCTGCACGCATACCACGCGTGCTTTGCATCGGGTGACCAGTGCAGGCCGCTCCACTGCAGGTGCTGGTAGTGGCCACAGTGAGGGCACGGCACGTGATACCGGCGCTGATCGGACTTTTCGTAGAGCTTGGCGATGCGGCTCAGCCCAGCAATCCCCGGGGTGCTGATGTACAGGCGCTTGTAGGTCGTCGGGAACGAAGAGGTGCGGCCGTCCAACATCTTCACCGGGTCGTCGCCGGTCAGCAGCACCTGAGGCGCCTCATCTATCTCATCCACCACCAGGTTCTTCACCGTGGTCGACTTGAGCCGCTGAGGGCTGCCCATGTGCTCAACGTAGAGCTGGCCGCCGGCGAAGTCCTTGAACGTGCGCTGGTTCGAGCTGTCCCGGCTAGCGGTGCTACTCAGCGCTTTCCGGACAGCCTTGCAGACCTCGATCATCGGGTTGAGCTTCTGGTTCACCCATTTGTTCATGGATGCCTCACCAGGCAGCGCATACATGATGGGTGCCGGCGCGTAGTCCATCCAGTACGCGATCGAGTTGGTTGCGATTTGGCTCTTGCCGAACTGAATCGGGAACATGCACGCCTGATCGTGCACAGGGCTGCGGGCGGACATGTTGTCCATCGGCTCGCGAAGCGGCGGGTTGCGAGAGGTCACCCACCGCCCCGGCTTGCTGCTGCCCTTGCTGGACAGCCGCATATGCTCATCGTTCCACTGCGAAACGGTCATCGGCCGGCGCGGCTGGAGCGATCGTGCCAGTACGGTGTGCAGGCGGGCCTGTTCCGTCATTCCACCACCGCCGCAGAAGCTGAGCGGAAGCCTCGGCTCATTTCCTCAAGGGCGTGACTGACCTCGTTCCACACCAGCTCTCTGCAACGTGATTCGTCGGTCGTCGCGGCCAGCTGCGGTGCCAGGGTGTCGGCCATTCGCTCCAGCTCGACACGGATCGCCGTGGCAGCTTCGGCCAGCACATGTTCCACTTGGCCGGCATCGAGCAGCTTGCCCATGCTGACCTCATAGTCACGCGCCGCAGCCATCGCATCGATCTCTGCTTTGTCCGCCAGCGCTTTCGCCTTGCGCAGCGAATCCTTCGTCGGGGGCGCCTTCGCCTCGGCCTCAGCTTCCCCGTCGCCATCCTCTTCATCCATCACCCCAGCGGCGACCAGAGCCGACCCACGCGCCGCTGCGTGGCGCTCGGCCACTGCCGTGTAGCTCGGGTCCTGGGTTTGACCGTACAAGGCCAGTGAAGCGTCCCGAAGGTAGCCCTTGCCGTCCTCCGCAGGCACCAGCCGCCCCTTCCGCTTGAGCTCCACCACATAGGACGGCCTGCAGCCGATCAGCGCAGCCAAGTCCTTCCCCGAGACCCTCACGTCCTCAGATGCCATAACCAACAACCCCCTCTTCCATTTCTTTCAGACAAGCAGTGACAGAAGAAAACGCGCGCGCGAGCGAGGGTGCGGGACGTGCGGGCAGGTGTGCGCCCGCCATATTCCACAAGATCGCTGCGCCGCAAGCGTTGTGCGGGACGTGCGGGATGTGCGGGCAGCCATACGCGCGGGTGGGTGCGTCATGGTCTTGCACAAAGGCTGAGCCGCTTGCGCGCACGCGCCCCCGTAAAGGAGCAGTCCCGCACGTCCCGCACAGCCTTACTGCGACAAGGGAAACAGGGCGCACACTGTCCCGCACAGCATCCCGCACGTCCCGCACATCAGAAGGCGCGGTGTTCATGCGCGCCCCTTGTAGTCGCTGAAGGCGGTGCGGAAGGCCTGCACCTCATCGCCCAGGAACACCTGCTCGGTACGACCGTCCTGTGCGGTCGGGCAGCCCAGCATCAGGAAGGCATGCGGCCCGTGGACCGTCTGCGCGATCAGGTAGCGTTTCCTTGCCCGATCCGGATGGATGATCTGCCGCTTGCGCACCAGGGCGTTGACGAACTTCGGGTTCGGCGCTGGCCTGACACCCTCGCGCCCGCACCAGACCTTGTAGAGCTCGTACCAGTCTTTCGAGAGCGCGGGTCTCGGCTTCACGCCAGGAATGTCATCGCCGTACAGTTCGTCCAGGAATCGCTGCGGGCTGTCCTGGCTTAGCCCGATCAGCTCGCGCTTGGCATCGGTCATCGGTGGATTGGTGCCGTTGGTGAAGTCACCAAGGTCGAGACGCAGCAGATAGTCGTGCAACGCTGCCGTTCCGCCGTTTCGGATCTCCGCCATCACTTCGACGTAGAAGTCCTGCGTGAGTTTCTCTGGCGTCCATATCACCGCGTGCCGACGGTCGTCCTCTTCCAGCACCACAGGCATTGCTTCGTTGGACAGGAACACCAGGTTGGCGTGGTTGTCTTCTTCGTACGCCTGAATGTTCTTGGGATTGATGCGGATACGATCGCCAGTGATCAGTGCTTTCAGCTTGTTCTTGAGGTGGTAGACCTCGGTACGCGCTACCACTTCGTCGGCGAGCAGGAACAGCTTGCGGCTGGCCCAGTCATTGAACTTATCCTCAAGTGCAGCCTGATCGAGCACGCGCCCGTAGTCGCCGTACAGTTTCATGTACTCATCGAAGAACATGTTCTTGCCGGTGCCCTGCGGGCCGTGGATGACGATGGTGCTCTTCATCTTTGCGCCGGGGTGCTGGAGCGGATACGCCAGCCACTTCAATACCCAGTCGTACAGCACCTTCTGATTCGACTCGCTACCGCACATGTGCCAGAGCAGGTGGAGCAACTTGCTGCACTCGCCTTGCTTTGGTGTGGTTGGCCACCCGGCGAAGAGATTGCAGGTCACGCCAGGCTTCATGCCCGAGGGATCAAAATCGACCTCGCGCACACGCACGATGGAGCGAGTTGGATGCTCCAGCCAAGCCCTATGCAGCTCACGGCGGACGCATGCGTCCCGCATGTCGCCCAACGCCACAAGCATGTGTTCCTTGTGGTCGAACACCGTCCCGCCCTGCCCGTACACCAGCGCGAACCGCTCCAGCAGTTCGTCAAGAGAATCGATTGGTTTGAGCTGTGCCGGCCCCTCGCCCCCGGTGGTGGTGACGGAAGGCGCGCGATTTTCGTTACGTGGCCGCCACGAAAGCTCCGTGATGCGGGCCTCGATCTGACTTCGCACGACGTGCAGCCCTTCCAGCACATACAGGTCGTTGAAGTCGCTGACCTTGCTGCCGTTGGCAACGAAGCGTTCGTGACGACCAGCTTCGTCGGCGAAGACCGGCAGGAGCATCGCACCGCTGACGTCCAGCGCCGCGGCCTCCGCTCCCAGAAGCCCGGCGTTCGTGGCTTGGTGCGGTTCCCCGCATGTCGGACAGAGATCAGCGACCTCAGCCAGCACCAGGCGTGTCTTGCATTTGCGGCACTTCTGCAGCACGTCATCGTCGCCGCAGATCAGCACCTTGGCCGTGCGGTAGCGCTTGTGCAGCGCCGAGGCGACCGCCATCAGGTTACCCGCGTCGAATGCGACGGCGACCGGATAGCCAGTTGCCATATGCAGCGTAGCGGCAGTGGCATAGCCCTCCGCCACCAGCAGGATCCACTGAGGCGTTCCGCCGATCAGGTGGAAGTGCCCCTTCTTTGCCAGGCCAGCCGGCCAAAACTCCTTCGCTGGTTTTCCGGCAGCCTGAGCCTGTTTCGGGCTGCGGAGCACCTGCAGGCCGTGCACGCCGCCGTTGACATCTAGCAGCGGAACCAGAGCAACCCCGCTGCGGCCGTAGCGCAGGCCGTATGCCTGCACAGCCTTGTCCACCAGGTAATCGGCCTCGCCCTCGGGCAGCGACCTGTTCCACGCCGCCGTTGCTCGCTCCGCAGCACGCTTGTGCTGTTCGAGCCGTGCAGCTTCTGCGCGCCTACGGTCGTCAGCCAGGCGGCGCTTCAGCGCCTCGCGCTGCTCTTGGGTGAAAGAGCTGTCGCGCTTGCGCAGCTCTACCTTCTGCGCGCCATTGTCGTTGCCGTGCCACACCCCGTACGTGCCGACGATCAACACGTCCCCGCTGCCGGTGCTCAGTTCGTGCAGCACATACCAGCCGCGGCGCTCGCGCGAGTTCTCCACGCGGCAGCGAACCATGCGGCCGGTGGTGTCCAGGCTGTCGAGGATCAGACCCGCATCGCGCAGCTGGCCCAGCACATCATCGTAATTGGCAGACATTCAGTAAGTTCCAGCGCCGCTAACTACACGACCATTGCGCGCTTGGTCACCCGCAATGGGCCGACCCGGGGAGGACCCATTGACTGGCGCCCGTTCAGGCTCGCCATTCAGGCTCGAAAGTTCAGCGAAACTGAACCGCTCGCGCGGCTCTTCGATGCCACCCCGGGGGGATGGGGCGAGGTCAGTGGTGGTCATGGCGTTCCGGATTCCCCAAGGGCAAGTCGCACTGCTGCCCTTCCCTGTTCTGCTGCGCGCTCCAAAGGCGGTCGCGCTCGGCCAATGCCTCATCGCCCACCGGCCCGGGTTCCGCTCCGGACAGCAGGCGTTCGATGTTTTCTATCTCTGCGCGCACTGCGGCGCTGATGATCCGACGACCGTTCACTGTCCGTGCCCGGGGCGGTCGGTAGATAGCCACGTCATTCACGCCGCCGACCTTTCTTCAATGCCCGCCGCAGGTTGCGTTCCATGCGGTGGCACATCGTGCGCAGGGCTTGGAGCGCATCGAGCATCTTGTCTGCCTCGGCCAACGTCACTTGGTTGTCGGCCAGAACATCCAGCGCAACGGCAGACAACTGCCCACAGAACTTGGAGACGTGCAGCAGCTTGTCCCTGATTGCCGCTATCTCATCGGGCCAACCAGCCTCGGGCGCGGCAGGCACGTGATCCACTGCCAGATTGAACTGCGCGGCCAGTGACAGGATCCAGTCGGTAGCGACCGGGGTGCCTGCTGTCAGTTCCATCATCCATTCCGTCAGCATCTCCAGCATTTCCATGGAGATGGATTCGCCGTCCAGGCCGCGCAGCTTCTTACGCAGGGTCTCGCCCTTGATGCTGACGCAGCGCCGCTCGGTCAAATAGGCAGCAGCAGCGTTCACGCTGCCAGGCATCTTCATGACGGCGTTGTATGCGGCATCGCGCCAGTAGATGTCCGAGCGGGCGCAGGTCATGCCGCCCCCTGAAATGCTGTGCATTTCATCGTTCCGCTGCAGGCAGCACCGACCGCAAGATGCGGGCCATGAGCGAGATCATCCTTTTTCAGCAACGCATGCACTTCACCGCGCTTCGCAGCTTCGATGCCGATCGGGGTGTCGGCGGTGTAATCGCCGTGTTCTTCGCGCCGGAGTGCGTGCTTCCTACCCATGCGACGCCACCTCCCACCAATGAAGCGGTCGCCCTGCGGCTTGTCGCTGCTCCCGCAACGCCGCCCACTGATCAACGGAGAGCGCCATACCGTCGGGGTGACGGGTGTCAATGAGGGCAATGTCTACCAAGCACCCGACCTCTCCATTTGAAAGGTCAGACTCGAGAGGGATCGCAGAGAGGCTCATGCGGCCTCTCCTGGAGGCCAGATGTCGGGGCGAAGGTCGCACCGCAAGACGCCCTCAACACCCGCCTCGGCACCGATGGCCGAGGATGCGCGCTCAATGCTTTGTGCAAGCTCTGGACTGGTGCGCTTACCTCGCCAGCCGGTGGCGCACTGCCAAAGGTAGCCCTCGGACGCGCCCGTCAGCACTGCGAGGCGCCGCTTCCGCTCGGAATCTGAAATGAAGGTTAGGAGGTCCATGTGGACATATTTAGCCCTGAGCTAAACGCCACTGTCAAGCCGGCAGCGAAACATGGGGCTTTAGCCCCTAGCTACTCTTACGCGATGGACGTAACCAGTACCCGCCAGCACAACCTTCGGACCCTAGTTGATCAACTAGCAGCCGCCTTGGGTACTCAAAAAGCGGTCGCGATCCGCCTGGACATGTCCCCCTCCTATCTCAACCAGCTCTTGGGCGGGAAGAAGATGGGTGACGACGTTGCGCGCAAGATCGAACGCTTGAGCTCACTCGCACACGGATGGATGGACGTGGCGCATGAGGGCGGTACCGACAGCACGAGCAATCAGTCATCTCAGCCCCTGCGAATAGACCCTGAGATCATCGCCTCCGCGCTCAGGCTGTTGAGGCTGACCTTCTCAAATCTCGACATCTACGACTTCGACAATGAACTCGACGGCACGCCATTGGCGTATGCGTACGAGTATCTGTACAGGCGAGGCGAGGTTACGGTCACACCCGACAACCTGATCGATTTCAGCAAGGCGCTTGCCGATCGACTTAGGGAGAAGAATGGAAACGCAGAAGAAGAAGGCACCGGAGCCGGGGTCCATGGAAGCGCTAGCGGAAATCATCGCGCAGCGCGTCGAAAGGCGTAAGGATCCACGGCCACGCCTGCGGGTGATTACTACCCCGCGGCCGACCCTGATCGACGGGATCACTCGGGACTCAATTCTGCGAAGGATTCGCTGGCTGCGAGATCACTACAACTTGGGCTGCCTGATCGCACAGGCAACTTTCAACCTGCCAAGCATTGACTGCCTTGAGGATGCCGATCTGATGCAGCTCCACCGCGAGATGGAGTACGCACGCGAGTGCTGCGTCGAAGGCGTCTCGATTGAAGAAGCCGGACTGATCCGTAACGTGGCGATCCCTGTAGCTGACTGAAGCTGTTTATCGCGGCTGGCGCCTAGTGCCCAGCCGCTGGCCGCGCACTGTCGTCTCGCGATTCATAGGCGCTTTTGACGGCCTCTTCCTTGCTTCGCCTTTCGTCTGCGCAGCGCTGTCGAGAAACAGCCATTGCACTCTCGGCACCTTGCCGCTCAGCGCTTACGGTGCTTTGCAGCGCAGCAATCTGACTGCGAATGCCCGCCTGGAACGTCGCACCAGCAAGATTGTTCGTCGCGGTAGCTGCTTCGCCATGGAGAGCGGTGATCTGCCTCTGGTATCCGGCAGCCCTGCTGTTCACCGGACCAAAGATGCTTGAATTTGCAGACGAGAGGCAGTTTCTTTCTGCGATGGCGATATCGGTCATATCGGTTGAGCGGAAGACAGCCTCTCGATTCGCCAGCTCCGCGTCTGATCGGGTCGCGGGACGATTCGACCTCAGCTTGACCTGCTCAGCAGAGCCACCGCAGGGATTTTGAGCATAGACAGTCTCTCCACCAGGCCCTTTGCACTTGTACACCTGGCCTGCCGCTGGCGCCGAGGCCAGCCCAACAGCCAGCAACGCTATAAACACTCTCAACATCCGCATCCTGCACCCCGCTCTCCCTGACTCCCCCATTATCGCGCCTAGGGTCCAACAGCCCAATACCGCTAATTTAGCTGCCAGCTATTGCGTTGGTGATTTAGCTGTGCGATAAATCGCACCGTCGGCACCCCAGCCGACGGGCGACCGGCGGGTCGCCACTGCGGCCCAGTCCTCCCCTGCTAAGCCGCAGATGCCTCTCCCCAGGCAATAGGCCCGCCGGCGCCCTCCTTTCCTACGGAGAGCGCCATGTCCTACCGCACCGCTGCCGACTCCCTGCCCAAGGCTCCGCTACCGCTCCAGGCCGCCTCGTGCCTGCTGGCGCAGGCCGCCCGCGACCACACCCGCGCCAACGTTCTGCGAGCCCGCAGCGCCGGCGAGCACAGCCGCAACCAGCTGCGCCGATCGCGCCGCATGGGCGTTGCCGCCCGCCGCGTTGAAGCCGAATCGCGGGACATGGCAGCCGAGGTGCGGGCATGAACCGCCGGTATCAGATTGCGTGGGCCGTCGTCGGGGCTGTGGCAGCCATCGTCGTGCCTCTTCGCCTGGTGGAGATCAGCCAGGCCCACGCCGACCGCGATGCCAATAAGGCGCGCTGGGCGACGTCCTCCAGCGTTCGGGGGTGATGCCATGCAGACCTCCCGCCCCGCCCCCGCTTCTGTACCGCTGTGCCGCCCTGGTCATCGCCCGCAAATCGTGACGACCACTGGCGCGCCGGCAGGCCATCAGCTCGGGGCACCCGTGCCGGCCCTTGTGCACTTCGAGTGCCACCTCTGCCAGAAGGCAACGGTGCCGAGCGAATCGCTCGCGATCGCCGAGCTGCGCTGGACCGATCCGGATCTGGCATCGCAGCTCATTCCCATCTCCCACCTTGCCCGTGCCCGGGGCGCTGTTCTCGCGCGCATGCCGGCCGTGCACGCAGCCTGATCTGGAGCCCTCTATGCCCTCCCCTCTCAAGCCGCTTGAGCGCACCGCGCTGCTGACCGCCTTCGGCGCGCCCACCCGCACCCTGAAGCGCACGCGCGGCGGGTTCGTGTCGTCCACCAAGCCCGCCCAGGTGTTCAGCCGCAGGGTCATGAACTGGCTGGACGAACGCGCCCTGATCGATTTCGACAACCGGATGTTCCCCACTGTTGCAACGCTGACGAAGCTCGGCGTGCAACAGGCCGAAGCCTTGATCGAGAAGGCTCGCGCACAGGCAGGTGCAGTGTGACTGGCAGCACTCTTCCAATCGAACAGGCATTCGCGACCGGCACACACGGCGCAACCCTGGTGCTGATGGTCTGCGCAGGGTGGCTGTGGGCTGGCTTCTACGCGAGCCCGCACAGCGCCACCCCTACCGAAGTGGCAGCCGCCACGGGCCGCTCAGCGACCGTTCGTGGCCGCGAACTCCAGATCGGTACCGGCCGATTCGCCCTCTCTCAAAAGTCGCTGCTGTCGGCGCGTCGCTGGCTTGATCGCCAAGGCGTGCGCGTGCGCGACCTCACCGCCAAGGAGCCAGCATGAGCGCCCAGAAGCACACCCCTGCGCCGTGGGAAGTCAGCCATGGCGGACACGGCAGTCAATCTGGCTACGTAATCGACGAATACTTCGTCCTGAATCGTGCCGTAGCCGACGACGTGGCCATCGCCGCAGACATCATTGATCCGGCAACCGGCATGCCCAGCGAGGCCAACGCCCGCCTGATCGCCGCCGCCCCTGAGCTTCTTGCAGCCCTCAAGATGGCTGAGTCGGTGTATCGCCACAACGTCGTCAAAGATGGCGAACCCAGTAGGGTCCTCGATGCAATGCAGCGCGCCATCGACAAGGCCACCGGCGGTGCCGCATGAGCGCCAAGATCCAGCAATTCGGCCGCGCCGCTGCCATTCGCGCCCTGCTGCTCGACCTGCCCGCTGGCGCGAGCGTTGAGGAACTTCTCGCTGCCGGGACACTGACTTGCTCGCTCAAGCAACTCAGCAGCTCACTGGCGGCGATGCGCGATACCGGCCAACTGCAGGCCAGTATCACCAAGGGAAATAGGGTCTGGCTGTTGACCCCCACGATGCACCGGTTGATGCGCACGCCTGATGCGCGTGTGGAGCCGACTCGCGCCGCCGTGGTCCGCGTAATGCGCTCGGCGCCCACTGGCAGCCACAACAGCACCACCGTCCAGCACAAGGACCGGGAGCGCGCGGAAATCGCCGAACAGCTCGCCGCGTTCAAACGCGCAGGCGGCAAGGTCGAAGTGCTTGGCAATACGCCCGTCCGGCAGGAGTTGAGCCGTCGGCAGATCAACGACGCCGCCGCGGCAAGCCGCGCTGGCACCCGCCACTGAGCTAGGACGAACCGATGACGACCGACATGCACAAAGCGCCATCCGTGGCGCCCAACAACGGCAATACCAACGATAGCGCGCCAGTTGCGTCACCTTCCGACGCACAGCCGAAAGCGCAGTACAGCTGGAGCGTGGACGAGGAGACGTACCGCGACCAGTGCGACAGCATCGAAGAAGCAGTTGCCGCCGCCCTGGACCACCACGGAGACTTGGAGGTCGGGACCACGATCTCCATTGGCGAGATCATTCCAGTTGACGCCAGCCAGCTGGTCGACGCCGACAGCGTGATCGAAAACATGTCGTGCCAGGCATATGACGTTGCCGGGGAACCGTCCGAAGACTACCTCGCCGGCGCCACCAAGGAGCAAAAAGACGAACTTGAGTCGTTGATCGCCGCGTGGGCCGACCGGGTTGAGAAGCCCGCCTTCTGGCAGATCGGGACCATCTACGTGCACACCGTCTCGGCCGAGGATCTGCGCGAAAGCTGTGAGGCCGGCCAGCGCGATACAGCACCCGGAGTGGGGAATGGCTAGATCCTCTGACGAGCTGCTAGTCATCAGCACGACGTCCATCGGTATCCGCAGCCGCCGTGCTATCGCTTGGGCTTTCTTCCGCGTCGGCAGCCACACTCGCTATTCGGGCCGCGTCTACTCCGGAATCGATGGTGGCTTTGACGCAGGCAAGACGAACCAATTCAAGATCTTCAGACATCACTCGAGTGACCAAAAGGATGGTCCGAAAGTGCTGCAGCAGTTTATCGCGATCAAGCTCTCCGCTGATGGCGAGGCTTTTTTGATTCAGAGATCGAAATATCGCAACGCATCGCACCAGCGCAGGCCCAATGGGGTCGTCGAGGTAGTGAAGACGATCGGTAAGCTGACTGGTCAGCGGAAATTCTATGGCCGAGAGCCTGCTGAATATTGCTGCTCGATTAACTTCATTGACTACAAAGTATCCAGCTGCAAAACCACCACTGAGCTGCTTAAAGATTTCGGCAAGTGCCTTCTGGTTGTCCGTCACTTCTCCGTTTATCTGAACCAGTACAAGCATCTGTTCTCGCTTATCACGTTTTTCTTGCCGCTTCGCTTCATCTCTAGCGATCTTTACCGCAGCGTCACTGGCGCGGTTGGCTGCGCTCCCCAAGCGATAGGTGACTATCCCCAATACTACTGTGGCTACGATCGCGCCTATCGCCCCAAGAGCAGCGATCGCATCCCACCACACCACGCAGTTGTCGACTCCGAGCTTCTCGCATCGGAAAACGCCGTCCCATTTACTCATTCCATGACTCCCCTTTGGATCGGACGGCATTCTGTCACGGGCGCCCGCACCCGGGGCGAATCGATCACGTTGGCCACAATCAAGCCGCCGCGGAACGGGCGCACCAAGCTGCGGGAGGACGCATGAGCCAGACCAAGCTGCAGTCCTTCCTTGAGGCCAACGTCAGTACGGCGATCGGCTTCGGGATCTCCTGGGCGGTCACTCCGTTCGTGATGGGCGCCCTCGGCTACTCAGTCGGCGCCGGCACGGCATTCGGCATCACCGTCGTCTACACGGTGATCTCGATCGTGCGCGGCTATCTCGTGCGCCGGTTCTTCAACCGCATGGAGGTGCGCCGTGGCTGATATCCAGCATTTGGTCAACGTATCCGGTGGCAAGGACAGCACTGCGGTCTACCTGCGCGCCATCGAATTGGGGAGACCGTTCCGGGCCGTGTTCGCCGATACGGGCAACGAGGATCAGCGCGTTTACGACTACATCACCGAGCTGCCCAACCGCACCGGCGGGCCGGTGGTTGAAACCGTGCGCGCGGACTTCACCCGTCAGCTCGCGCAGCACCGCGCTTATATCCTGGAACGCTGGCCGGGCGAAGGAATCCCGGACGAGATCGTGCAGCAGGCTGCAGCTCTCCACGAGCCCACCGGCAACCCCTTCCTGGACCTGTGCATCAGCAAGGGGCGATTCCCTTCCCGCATGGCACAGTTCTGCACTGAAGAGCTAAAGACGTTGCCTATCACCCTGCAGGTGGTCGGCCCGATGCTCAAGGCGGGGCCGGTCCTGCAGTGGCTGGGCATCCGCGCTGACGAGTCCGCGAATCGGGCCAAGCAACCCCGCTTCAACCGTCACGAGTCAGGCTCAATGGTCTGGCGGCCGATCTTTGACTGGTCCGTTGAGCAGGTGTGGGCGCAGCATCGGAAACACGGCATCGCACCCAACCCCTTGTACGCCTTGGGCATGGGCCGAGTCGGATGCATGCCATGCATCAACTGCCGCAAGAGCGAACTGAGGAACATCGCCGACCTGTTCCCCGACCACATCAACCGCATCCGGCAGTGGGAAGAGATCGTGGCCTCGGCCAACAAGCGACGAAGCGCGACGTTCTTCCCCGCCGTCACCGACCCCACCGACGTGGACCGGCCCGGCAGCTACTCCCGGATCGACACGCTGGTCGAATGGAGCCGAACCGCCCGAGGCGGAAGGCAATTCGATCTCTTCTTCCAAGCCCAGGCCGGCGGCGGTTGCACGTCCGACCTCGGACTCTGCGAAAGGAGCGCCGCTTGATCAGAGGGATTCTCCAGTTCCAGGATCTACAGGAACTCTGCAGGCCAGGGGCGAACCCGCGACTGGCCACTGTGGAATCCTGGGCAAAACGCGAGGGCATCGCCTATCGCTACGATGGAAAGGGTGGAATCTGGACCACGCAGGACGCGCTAAACAGAGCCCTTGGAATCCACCAGGCAGCGAACTCCGATCACCAATACGCACCCGAGGACATCGGCTGATGCCGCGACCGCGCAAGTTCAACCCCAAGATCCCCGCGCACATCGATCAGAAAGCACTACCTCGAGGTGTGTACTGGGATGCCACGGGCAACGGCCGTTGGTACGCCTTAGAGCACCCACGCAAGGCCGTCACGGTCGCTGGACACAAGGCGCTGCTCTCGGACCTGCATGCTATCGCCGAGGCACGTGCAGGCTCGGCAGCAAAAGGCACCGTGGGTTACGTGATGGCACGCTTCGAAGAGAGCACCACGTTCACCGGACTGGCCGCCGGCACGCAAAAGGGATACCGCCACCAGCGAAAACTGGTGGAGAGCTATCGCACGAACTTGGGCGTCACACTGGATCAGCTCGCAGTCGCCCGCCTGGGCCCGGCCGCCATTCAACGCGTTGTCGAATCCATTGCGCGCGGTCGGGACGGTGAGCTGCCGATGCCAACGAAGGCCAACCACCTGCTCCGCTACGTGCGGCGCATGTTCGCCTGGGGCGTCCAGCATGGGCACTGCCTCACGAACCCAGCGAGCGGGGTTGCGCAGGCCAAGGAGCGCGGGAAGATCAAGATGCCTTCGCCATCGAGCTACGCACGCCTGACTGCGTTCGCACGCGAGCGTGGCCAGCGCGATGCACACACCGCCGGCAGTGTGGCGCCATACCTCGCCCACCTCATGGTGATCGCATACAGCTGTCGCCTACGCGGCATTGAAGTGGTGACCCTCACCGAAGCCAATGCGACCGAGGAAGGCATCCTCAGCAACCGCCGGAAGGGTAGCCGCGACAACATTACCAAGTGGTCGCCTGCGCTGCGGGAGGCATGGGAGGCGCTGATCCAACTCCGGAAGACCGCTGAGCAGCGGCACCGTCGGCCGCCCCAGCTGCAAGCGTCAAAGAGGCCCATGCTGGTAAGTCAGCGTGGCACCGCACTTTCGAAGTCGGGTCTGGACTCTGCATGGCAACGCCTCATCAGCTTGGCGCGCGAGGGCGACGACCCAGTGCTGACCGAGGACGAAGTTTTCACTCTGCATGGGCTGAAGCACCGCGGCATCACCGACAGCAAGGACAAGGCGTCGGGCGGTCATCGAACAGAGCGAATGCGGCAGCGCTACGACCACGAGACACCCCTCGTAGAACCCGCTCAACTGCCAACCGAGGTCAACAATGCCGCGAAGATTGGTGAGAACTAAGCAGGCCAAAGGAGAGCCAGGCTTGCTGCGACACTGACACTTGCGAATGCTGAGTACCTGCCCTTCAGTTCGCCGCCTTACTGTCGTCGTTTGCCGCGATCGCTGCCTTGGCTATTCTCTTCTTCGTAGCCTTACGCGCGTTTCGTCCGGCATTTATCGCGTCTTTCGAGAGTGTCCAAGTGTCCTCTTCAGGAACGTGATAGAGGGGAAAAGCCAAGTGCACAATGCTGATCATTTGCCCCGAACCATTCCTCCTGTCGTCTGATCTAAACGACAAAGGCACCGGGCCATCTTGTATGTTCGCACCAGGGATTTCATGCCGCAACGCGGCCCTCCAACCATCCATGATCACGGTAGCACTATCGTGCTTGCAATACAGAAGCAAACCGCCAGCGGTCTGCCCTGGCTGACCGGTCGCATAGCGAGACGTCAATTGCTGATATCCGTGGAAAATCTTCTGCAGATCGGCTGCAATCTTTGCCTCGCCAAGCCACTTAAATCCACGCCACTCAACCACCAGGTCAACATTGCCGTTGACCGCCTTCGCGCTACAGTTGAGTCCAAGGTTATCAAGCGCAAGCTCAACCACCGTAGTGAGCGAGTCCTCACCAAGATCTTTCAGATGATGCCTCTTCTCAGCGACCTTATTGATCTGGTACATCATCGCCCCCTCAACCAGGTCTACCCAGGTCGAGTATTGCGGAGGTTCGAAATCCCACATCAAGATCTGAAAGCTGAGCGCACCCGCAGGCGTCGCACCTGCTCGCTCCCGAAGTTGTCGCACGGTCGGATCACCCATGTCCAGGAGCTCCGTGCACGGTGAAGTACGGCACTATTTTGTCCTCAAAGTCCCGAACTTCCGCGCCCGTGCGAGGATCGACCAAGAAGCCATGCTTAAAAGCCCGAGCAACCTCTCCATCCTCTACCTTGTCGCCCTGAGAATCCTCATCATCAGGGTCATAATAAAGAAAGTGCATGTCTAAAAGCCTTACCCGGTCTCCTGCGGCGAGAAGACGAATCGCGGAAACCAGCAACGGATCTTCGGGATCAATGCCGATCAACTTTGAGAGGCTACTGAAGGTCCACATCTCATTGAGATCGCCCATATGGGGCTGCAGGCACGCCACCAAATCACCTACAACAGCCCGCAATCTATCGTCGGAGATCTCCGCGACCAATTTTGCGCTGTTATCAAAGGGGTTCATATCCAGTTCTTGATGTGCGGCTGTAGCTTCGAGACTAACAACGATAGGTCTCTAGTCGTGAGACAGTCCCGCACAATGCAGTGATCCACAACCGGGCCGGCCTTGTTTAGATCCTTGGCGGCACCCGGGATCAATACCTCAGGATCGGTAAAAACACCATCCGCATGCTTCACCGTCCACTGCATAGCCAGCTTGAACAGCTCCAGCGTTTTACCCGAGGCCTGTACAGCTGCCGCCCCGGCAGCGTCATAAACAGCTTTCCGCAGACAAAGAGAGTTTCTGCGCCGCGCCTTGTGGTTGTTCACTGACTGACCGCCAGCTGAAAAGCCATAGTCAACCAATTTTCCGTCGTGGCCGAGGTACAGCCCGTCAATTGCGTGCCAGAAGTTCGCCTTCTGCACAGGCCGCCCCAGCATCTGCCTGACTGCAGCGGTCAAAAAGGCTGCGCCATGCATCGGGAAATTCTGTTTTGGCCCGTCAGCCGGAAAGTCCGCCGCAAGAACGAGGTAGTCACCCTTGGGCGGCAACCAAACCGCGTCATACGTCTGTACAACAATATTCTTGTACCCGATAACTCGCTCAAAGCCCGCGGCCAAGTGAGGTTTTAGTTCACTCGGCAGCAACGGAACGGACTTCACATAGCTTCGCGCCGACGTGAAAAGCGCGCCGACGCCAAACTCGAGATCGACATAACCGGCGGAGGTAGGATCTTGATGCCGAAGGGGCGTGATCTGCGCTTCGCTCGCGATACCGGGGAACGCGTCCGTCAAGACGTTCTTGTACCGCCTCTTACCCCGAATCCAGGCATCGACTGTCGCTCTCTCCCCCGGATTGAGCCGAATGAACTGTACGTACTTCTCACCCACCACGAGGTGTTCTGCTAGCCCGGCTTCAAGTGCAGCAACTTTTACTGGATCTAACGGCTGCTTGAGGATTGCCTTTACCGTCTTGTCATACCCTTGCGAAGTGTCGTAATCAGCACGTGCAAGGATATGTTTCGCGACAGCTCTCCAAGGTGCGCGCTCGAGGCCGTCTAATGTGTTCTTTAAGCTCATGATCCCCCCAATCCTTTGAGGCCGTGAGAATAGCGCGAAGGCATGGCATCCGCTGTAGGAAAACCCCTACCTAGGAACTCCCTTCCAAGTCGACCACATCGGCTATCAAACAATGTGCCGTGGAACAATCCCGAAAAAAGAGAATTTTCAGGAGCGTTTTCAGGAGCCAGCAAAAAGGGCGGCTAGGCCGCCCTCTAAGTCTTTGATGCAATTGGTGGGCCGTGATGGATTCGAACCATCGACCAAAAGATTAAAAGTCTTCTGCTCTACCAACTGAGCTAACGGCCCATTGCATCCCCGACATGACGCCGGGGGTGCGCATTCTAACGCATCTTGGCGCTCATGCGTACCCGTCCGGCATTACACGTAATGGGTCGGGTCCGGCACGCCGGCATCGGTGAAGCCCTGCGCACGCAGGCGGCAGGCATCGCAGTGGCCGCAGGCGCGGCCCTGATCATCGGCGTTGTAGCAGGACACGGTCAGACCGAAGTCCACGCCCAGGCGGACGCCTTCACGCACGATGTCGGCTTTGCTCAGGAACTGCAGCGGTGCATGGACCTGGATCCCCGCCCCTTCCACGCCAGCCTTGGTGGCCAGGTTGGCCAGCGCCTGGAAGGCCTGGATGAACTCAGGGCGGCAATCCGGGTAGCCGGAGTAGTCCACCGCGTTGACGCCGCAGAAGATGTCGTTGGCGCCCAGCACTTCGGCCCAGCCCAGCGCGACGGACAGCATGATCGTGTTGCGTGCCGGCACGTACGTGACCGGGATGCCCTCGCCGCCCGCTTCCGGGACGTCGATGTCATCGGTCAGGGCCGAGCCGCCGATGCTGCGCAGGTCGACATTGACGGTCTTGTGGGCGACCGCACCCAGCGCGCTGGCGACGGCGGCAGCGGCATCGAGTTCGGAGGTGTGGCGCTGGCCGTAGCGCACGCTCAGGGCGTGGACGGCAAACCCCTGCTCGCGGGCGATGGCAACGACGGCGGCGGAGTCCATGCCGCCGGACAGGAGGACGACTGCTTTTTTCAT